GTAGTTCCAAGGACTGCTTATCGAACTCATCTAGATCATCAGTAGAGTTCTGTCGATTCTTTGTGTCTTGCCTACGAAGTTCGGGCAGTTTAATCTCACCAAGAACATCAGTAGCAGCATACCGTTGTGAAAATTCTTGATAACAGAACGAACGGTGCCGCAGGATTTGCTGGGCGATAGCACGGGTAGTGTTAATCTCAACCGTCATGTCTGCCTGCTCAAAGATGCTCCAGTGCTTCTCTCGAATACAATACTTGAGCAGACCAGCAGCAGTATCAAAGTTCATCTGATTGCCTGGGTTAGATACCCTAGCGGTGTAAGAGATAATCTCTTGTCCGCTTTGACCTTCTAGTTTGCCATAACCTTGACTAACAGCAATCACTTCACACTTCATGGGTGTCCTCCACAACTTCTACATCAACAGATTCTACCACATCTTCCTCAGGTTGGGAAGCGATAGTGGACTCTATCTTAACTGGATCAGGCAGGTTGAGATACTGACCGAAACCATTGTTCTGCCTGTCTCGTATTAGTTTATTTGTTTTTTCGAGATTGCGAAGGTCGGACTTCAATTTGTGTAACTCTTCATCATTATAAAGATGTTCTTGCTTCAATGCTTTTTTAATTTGCTTAATATAAGCTTTGAAATCTACTACAGTACTCATGTAATTCAATTCAGGATGTTCATAGTGTAGCACGATGTGTGCTGTTTGTCAATCAGGGTATCCGTCGTCGTCATCCCCAATATAGGAACCAGATGGTTGATAAGCATCCGTGTCGGAATAAATCTCTACCTCTAGTTCTTCAATGACTTCTTTAAGTCTATGTAATATTTCTTTTAAGTTTCTTCTATCCACTATTATCTATCGCAACAATACTATATCTATACAAAAAAAGAGGGGAGTGTCCCCTCTAGTTCTATATTATAACAAATATATCATTTGTTGTAAGTATGACCGCGATAGCAGAAGGTGCCGTGAATTTCTTCTGCACCTTGCTTGCACTCGTACTTGACACCACGATAGGATGTCATAGCAATCTGTGCGTCATGTAATGCAGATGCTTTTTGAATCTGATTACGGATCATGTTAAGTGTGTTCATTGTTAGTCTCCTGAAATACTAGGGTGGTTTATTCCCCGTTCCTTCAGTCGTTTGCGTCCCACTTACACTCTTTAGTATAGTCCTTTACGGTTTCTACTAACTCTATCCGAACTGCTTCAGGTAGAGACTCATTCAACTTAATCTTCAGCATGATAGCATCAGATTGTTGACAGGTGAGTGTGCTTGATAGAAGTAATTCTAACATGGGATGAACGCTCCGTTCCGCGACTTACTTGCGTCCACTGGGATATAAAGTCCCTTTGGATGAACGATATAATTATTTATTTTTTCTTTTTGGTCTCCGGTGGGGCATCCTGCATGTTACTCCACAATTTAGCAGGTATCTTGCCGTCTGTCCACTCCATTGACTTAATGCAATGTCCGAAGGTATCGTAGTAGGCATCAAAGATGTTTCCTTTCAACCCACGGACTACATCATACCACTGCTCCTCCCCGTTGTCAAGCGTCAATAGGTAACTGTCACGGGGTAGAGACGTGTCCTTTGCTGCCTCTGGCGTACAGTTCTGAACTATAATCTTAATCATATAGTTCTCAAGTCGTTTGATTTGTTCAGAATTAAATGTCATGCACGTTTGTTCCATAAAATTTGGGGGAATGCTTCAGCAACACATTGCTGAGTAATCTTCCACCTTTTACCAAGTTGTTTATCCATCACAAGAGTAACTACCTCTGCCTCTCCAGGACTAAGAGATTCTAACATTTGAATAAACATTGATTCCTTTTTCATTCTAGACATTGCCGGAGCTCCGCCCTTGAAAAAGATATACAATTTTTTATATTCACCTTGTAAACTAGTTCTGTCAGTCTCCTCATACTTGTCATCTGCATAAGGTACTGGACCCTCAGGCATATCACTTACAATACTTTCATTAAAGTTTGCGATTAGAATTGCTCTGAGGGCAGGAGAATTGTGTGTCTGCAGAAGTTTTATTTTTTCTGCTTTTGTTTTGGCATTACTAACTTTTTGTAGCACTTCGTTGATCTTTAATTTCATTTCACTTCAGTGGTATGTGTTGATATTTAGTCGTCGTAATCATCATCATCGTAACCTTCATCGGCAACGAAACGAACTGAATACAACTCTTCGTTGATAACTATGCCGTCATCATCGTACATCTCTGGATGCATCTGGACCTGTGGTTGCTGCGCTTGTAAATAAACTGCGAATACATCGTTGGCAATCCAACCAATAGTTGTGCCGAGTGCGAGTGATCCTAGAATCATAAACGATGTCAATACTACCGTTAAAGATGCGTCCATTTCTTACTCCTAGATTACTTGTTGTCCTCCCAAGTAAACTCTAGTCGAAACGAAAAGACTTTTCTCAGGAGGGTGAATGTGTTCTTAACTTTAAGACCACTTGTTTTTGGTCTCCTATTCTGTCTCCTGAGCATCAGCTCCACACCTTTATTTATCTGTAAATCCTCACTCATTTTTTGAAGAAATCAAACCTTTATCCATAAACATTTTAGTAGTAGTAATTAAATCTACCACCTCTCCATCAATAACAATGATTGGAAACCCAACCTGTTCGGGAAACATTTCTCTTACTTCATCAACTGAAATATTATACCCAACATTTTTTAATGTGTATTCAACATTAGCCATTTTCATGAGTGTCTTTGCTCTATTGCACCATTTGCAACCTGGAGATGAATATAATTCTATTTTCATCGTGATTTAACAACTACAGTATGTATTATACAATAAAAAAGCACTCCTGTCAAGGAGTGCTGTGACGGTTGTGGAAGTGGTTTAGAGAGCGTTGCCCCTCGGAAGCACTTCTTCTGGGAACACGAAGTTCTCATGTGGTTGGTCAACTGGTGCCATCCAAGCACGAAGTCCTTCATTCAAGAGAATGTTCTTGGTGTAGAACGTCTCAAACTCAGGGTCCTCTGCCGCTCTAATCTCTTGAGATACAAAGTCATAAGCACGCAGATTAAGTGCAAGACCGATGATACCAATAGAAGAAGTCCAGAGACCCATAACTGGTACGAAAAGCATAAAAAAGTGCAGCCAACGCTTATTACTAAACGCAATACCAAAGATCTGAGACCAAAATCTATTCGCCGTGACCATTGAATAGGTTTCTTCTTCTTGAGTAGGCTCGAATGCCTTGAAAGTATTTGATTGTTCACCATCTTCAAACAAAGTATTCTCTACGGTAGCACCGTGAATAGCACAGAGCAATGCTCCACCCAGGATACCTGCTACACCCATCATGTGGAAGGGGTTGAGTGTCCAGTTATGGAAACCTTGGAGGAACAGGAGGAAACGGAAGATTGCCGCCACACCAAACGAGGGGGCAAAGAACCAACTGGATTGCCCAAGAGGATACATAAGGAATACGCTGACAAACACAGCGATCGGACCAGAGAAAGCAATAGCATTGTACGGACGAATACCTACAAGACGGGCGATCTCAAACTGCCGAAGCATGAAACCTATGAGAGCGAAGGCACCGTGGAGTGCCACAAAATTCCAGAGTCCCCCAAGTTGGAACCAACGGATGATGTCTCCCTGAGCTTCAGGACCCCAGAGTAGAAGTAGGGAATGTCCGAGAGCGTCAGCAGGAGTTGATACAGCAGCAGTAAGGAAATTAGCGCCCTCCAGATACGACGAGGCCAACCCATGTGTGTACCAGGAGGTAACGAACGTTGTACCTGTGAGCCAACCGCCCAGTGCCAGGTAAGCAGTAGGGAACAGAAGAAGACCTGACCAACCAACAAAAACGAACCTATCACGCTTAAGCCAGTCATCGAGTACATCAAACCACCCCCTTGTTTTTACTTGTGTTAGTGTGCTTGTTGTCATTTGTTTTAACCTTTTCTTTTTTTAACCAGTATAACTGAGGCCAAGTGTCCATGATAATCTCTCTCATTTTGTCGGGAGTATTTTTATCCATCATAGACTTTTGGAGAAAAAAATAGGGGTCCTGTAGGACCCCTTGATTTGATTGTAACCTATATCAACCGATGCTAGGAGCGGTGAGTGCCACAGGAGTGGACTCAGCAGCAGCAAGGTCAAGAGGGAAGTTGTGAGCATTACGCTCGTGCATCACCTCCATGCCAAGACCAGCACGGTTAAGAACATCAGCCCAGGTGTTCAGGACTTTGCCCTGACTATCCATGATGGACTGGTTGAAGTTGAAACCGTTGAGGTTGAATGCCATGGTGCTTACACCAAGAGCAGTGAACCAGATGCCAACGACAGGCCAGGCAGCAAGGAAGAAGTGAAGCGAACGGGAGTTGTTGAACGAAGCATACTGGAAGATAAGACGACCGAAGTATCCATGAGCAGCAACAATGTTATAGGTCTCTTCTTCTTGACCGAACTTGTAACCATAGTTCTGAGATTCAGACTCAGTAGTTTCACGAACGAGAGAAGAGGTGACGAGCGAACCATGCATTGCCGAGAAGAGAGAACCACCGAAGACACCAGCGACACCCAGCATGTGGAAGGGGTGCATCAGGATGTTATGTTCTGCCTGGAAAACGAGCATGTAGTTGAACGTACCAGAGATGCCAAGAGGCATAGCGTCGGAGAAAGAACCTTGACCGAAGGGATAGACGAGGAAGACAGCGGAAGCAGCAGCGACAGGAGCACTGTAAGCAACCATGATCCAAGGTCTCATGCCGAGGCGGTAGGAGAGTTCCCACTCACGTCCCATGTAAGCATAGATGCCGATGAGGAAGTGGAAGACAACGAGTTGGAAAGGACCACCGTTGTAGAGCCATTCGTCAAGCGAAGCAGCTTCCCAGATGGGATAGAAGTGAAGTCCAATAGCGTTGGAACTAGGAACAACAGCACCAGAGATGATGTTGTTACCGTACATGAGTGAACCAGCGACGGGTTCACGGATGCCGTCGATGTCCACTGGGGGAGCACCAACGAAAGCGATGATGAAACAAGTAGCAGCAGCGAGCAAGCAAGGAATCATCAAGACTCCAAACCAACCAACATAAAGACGGTTGTTGGTGCTAGTGACCCAGCTACAGAACTGTTCCCAAGTATTCGATTGTTGTTTTTGTGAAAGAGTAGTCATTGTTATGTACTATTAAGTAGATCCATCAGGGAAATGGTGGAGGTACTTATTTCTCAGGCACCCTCAGCCTGAGATATGAGAGACGTGCTTTATACACCCTATAGGTCTCGGTTTGGGGTGTTTACAATAGGTTGTGAAACGTTACATTTCGTAACCCGTTGATGTATTTAGTATAACCCGAACCGGGTTTGGTGTCAAGCCCCCAAAGATGAGTATTTGTACTCATCGTGTGGGGGTTCCCTTGACTACCTCCATAGTATACTGCAGTAAAAAAGGAACCCGAAGGTTCCCTGTGACAGTTATTAAGTTGGAACTGATACAGGAATCATCATTCCTCCCTGGTGGTCGTCATCGTCATCAACATCATCCATTAGGACACTACCTATAATAAATGAACCTAATAGAATGGTTGCTAACAATAACATCACCAGACTCCGGGAATGATTTGTCCTGTAGTCATGTAAGTGCCAACAGCAATGACGAAACCGAGCATTGCCAGGCGAGCGTTGAGGATCTCTGCCTCAGGGGTGAATCCGAATTTCATTGTTTGTTCTCCAGTGTTTTGTTGTAAATAACAACTCTGCCATTTTCATGAGTGAACACCAGTTCATCTTCATGTGCCCAGCAGAGTTCTTCGTATAGGGCATTAAGCCTTTCCATGTCTTCGTATAGTTGATTTGGATTAGGCATACTGTTCTACTAATGTTCTAATACTTTGAGTAATACCCATACCACCCACACGCTCCTCAAGTTTTACTCCATCACAATCAGTAATGATTAAAACAGGAGTGGCAGTAACACCATATTTTTTAGCAAGATCAAGATTTTCTTGTGGGATGGGAATATCACTGAAGTCTTCTAGGTCGATCTTTTTAATCATGCTGGTGTCTACCTTGACAGACTTAAAGTATTTGTCTACCAAAGCACAGGGACCACAAGATTGTTTAGAGAAAAGATAAAACTTATTCTGCATGGTGTGCTTTGAGGTCGGGATTGTATTTAGATGGTTCAAAGGGATTCCTGTCAAGGTTTTTAATAACAATGAAGGCATCCTTGTTGTACTTACGAGTGCCAAGAGGTGATTGCCACTTCTTATTGTACTCTTCACCTACATCAATACCAGATACACAAGTGCCACCAATCTCGACTACGATATTATCGTGTCGTACATCCCATCCAAGAGCAGCAACTGCTTCAACAAGGACATCTTCAGTATAACGCATCTTCTTGTTCGGTCAATACAACACAGTCGCTAGTAGGATAAGAGACACAAGTGAGAACAAATCCTGCTTCAATCTGATCATCATCAAGGAAGGATTGATCGCTTTGGTCTACAGAACCTGACTCCAACTTACCAGCACAGCTAGAACATGCGCCAGCACGGCAAGAGTAGTTAAGGTCGATACCTGCTTCTTCAGCAGCATCGAGGAGGTAGGTATCATCAGGACAAGTGATAGTGGTTTCTTCTCCCGTAGGAGTTTTAAAAGTAATGTTAAAGTCAGCCATTAGTAAGTTTCACAAAGTTTTTCAATAGATTTTGCTAGTGTCACAAAGAACACTACACTAAGCATTGTAAAGAAAAGAGCAGTCATTGTCAAGCCTCAGAAGATACCAAAGAAGAACTTGCCATTGACGGCATAGGTAACGAAGCCCATGATGAGACCCATCATAGCCCAGCGACCATTATACATCTCCTTCTGTTGCCAGGGAGAAAGAAGACCCTTCTTATTGTAGTCTTCAACAACCATTTGGGGTTCGACAGCCCACATATTTTGTTGACCGTGCTCGTTAGTTGTAACAGTCATGATACATTTTGTTGTAAATCTTTACATAGTATATAGTAAAAAAAGAGGGGCGTCAAGCCCCTCTTTGATGAATGTCCTTAATCTCTAACATAAGATTCACAAATGTCAGGGCTCTTACGACAGAAGTTTTTCACATATGAATCAGGATCAACTTCCATTGTGTGATGAGCATGGTTGTGGATTACTCCAATAATAATCAAAGACAATAAAAATACTCCATTGACCTGAGTTACTGGATGTAGAAGTGCCTTAAGATACTTCATAAAAAAAGGGGACCTGAGTCCCCTTGATTATAGCACGGATCAGAAGGAATACTTCAGACCGAATTTGGTGCCGTATCCACGGTCAACACCAGCAACGCCAGAACCAACGAAGGAGACTTCGCCGTATGCGCCGAGGTCATCAGTCAGGGCAACGCCAAGACCTGCCTTACCTGAAGGAACCCAGTCAGAAGCACCACCATCGGGGAGCTTGACAGTAGCACCAGCTTGGATATAGTAAGAAGCATCTTCGCCAAGAGCACCTTCGTAACCAACATGGTTGTCGATAGCAGTGCCACCATAGTTAGAACCAGTCCAACCAGAGTTAGCTTCAAC